GTGAAGACGGCCAAGCGCCAACCATCAATGCGGAGCACACGCGTCGGCGCTACTTTGGGCGCGCTCGCCAAAACGCGGGCTGGCACCAAGAGCGCACAGGTCCTTGCAATGCTGCAGGACCGGACGGGAACGACGATCGCAGCCATGATGGCCGCAACCGGCTGGCAACAGCATTCCGTGCGCGGATTCCTCGCCGGGGTGGTCCGCAAAAGGCTGCGTCATAACCTTGTGTCAGAACTAAGCGAAGGTGGTCGCGTCTATCGCATCATCGACGCTGGACCGGAACGAGTGAAGCAAGCCGCGTGAAGCAATGCGCGGCAAACATCGTACCGCTCCTGCTGCGATCGGCTCGTCCAGGACATCCATAGAAGACGAGATCGCGCATTTGCGCGATCTCGATCTCAGAGGGTTGCGTGCTCGGTGGCAAAGCGTTTTCCAGCGACCGTGCCCTTCCCACTTGCCCAGGCATCTGCTGTTCGCAGTCCTGGCCTTTCGGATTCAGGCCGATCGTTTTGGCGACCTCGATCACGAGACCAAAAAAGTTCTGGATCGCACCAATGCCAACGAATCAGGTTTGGCGACGACGAGCCGGCTCAGGAGCCTGGACCAGAAGCGAACAGACCTAACGCCGGGCACCGTGCTGGTTCGGGAATGGGACCGAAAATCTCATCGCGTCATGGTGCTGGCCGACGGCTTTGCCTGGAACGGCCAGACCTATGACAGCCTGACCAAGGTCGCCTTTGCAATTACCGGCACTCGTTGGAATGGCCCTCGCTTCTTTGGTCTGAGGGACCGGCAGGCCAAGTCAATGGAGGCTGGGCAATGAAGGCTGCTCCGATCAAACCCATCCGCTGCGCCGTCTATACCCGGGTTTCCACCGACCAGGGTCTCGATCAGGAGTTCAATTCGCTAGATGCGCAGTACGAAGCATCATCAGCCTATATCAGGAGCCAGGCCCATGCGGGCTGGACTCTGATCAAGGCCCACTATGATGATGGCGGATACTCGGGCGCGTCGACAGATAGGCCTCGCCTCCAGAGGCTGCTGGGCGACATCCGCGCCCGCAAGATCGACGTCATCGTCGTCTATAAGGTAGACCGGTTGACGAGATCGCTTGCCGACTTCGCCAAGCTGGTCGAGCTCTTCGATGAACATGGCGTGTCCTTTGTCTCGGTCACCCAGCAGTTCAACACCACGACCTCCATGGGCCGACTGACGCTCAATGTGCTCTTGTCCTTTGCGCAGTTCGAGCGGGAGGTCACCTCCGAACGGATCAGGGACAAGATTGCCGCCTCCAAGCGCAAGGGCATTTGGGTCGGTGGCCCCCTCCCCCTCGGCTACGAGATGAAGGACGGCAAGATCGCCGTCTCAGAGGATGAGGCCGAACAGGTCAGACTGATCTATCGGCGCTATCTTGAACTGAGTGGAGTCAATGCCCTGGTTCGAGATCTCAAGGAGCGCAACATCCGTACTAAGGCTAGGCTGCTCGCAACCGGCGGCACCCGCGGTGGCATCCCGTTCCAGCGGGGAACGCTGTTCTACCTCCTGCGCAACCGGTTCTATATCGGCGAGGTCGGATATAAGGGCGAAATCCTGCCCGGCGAACAACCGCCGATCATGGACCGCACCCTGTTCGATCCAGTCCAGCAGAAGCTTACGGATCAATGGACCACCAGGAGCAGTATCCGAACCGCGGGCGACCACTTACTGACTGGACTGCTGTTCGATGACGCAGGCCACCGAATGGTGCCGACGCATGCGACCAAGGCCGGCATCCGTTATCGCTATTATGTGTCGCTGCCGTGCCTGCATGGAGAGGCCAAAACGGCAAGGGTCGGATCGGTTACCAGAGTTCCCGCAACCGACATTGAGGACGTCGTCCTAAAATCCCTCAGCGAACATCTTAGAGGCCAGAGCCGGAGGCTGACCTCGGTCATAACAAATCACAGCGCACTTGCCGAGATAGTCGATCGCATTGACGTTCATGCTGACCAGCTGGCGGTCCGGTTGAAGTCGCAGGAAATTCCAGGGACGAGTAAATCTCCAGACGATATCGAAGACCCAACCCACGATCGCCTCCTGTCCATTCACTGGCAGAAGCCGCCGTCCAAACGATTCCGAGAAATCCTGTTACCCCATGGCACCTCGCGAAACGAGGTCCGGCCAGAGCGGCCGGAACGACGACTCCGTCTGGTCAGCGCCATCGGGCGCGGCAGACGCTGGCTAGACGAGATTATCTCAGGATCCGTCACGGACGCTGAGCAAATCGCGGCGCGCGAAAGATGCAGCGTTCGTCATGTCAACATGACCATCTCGCTCGCCTTCCTTGCTCCCAAGCTGGTCCGCGCTGCAGTCGAAGGTCGACTGCCTCGAGGCATCAACATCGAGCGGCTGCGCGATACTCCGGCAGAATGGTCTCGGCAGTTCGAAGCGCTTGGGTTGAATCCGCAACAATAGCACCCCCAAAAACACCGGTGTTGCCAACGCCGCCAGGGTTAGCGCCCCGTGCGACGAAGCGTCATGTCTGCGCCCAAGCCTTGTCTGCCAGGAACGGGATTTTTAGATGCGGAGACAGGGCCCCCAAAATCATCGAAGAGACGAGAGACACTCGTAGAGACTAAAGGGCACCGAAATTGCGGGCGGAAATCCCGGCAGAAACGGCCTGTTTGAACTGGAAGGGAAAAAACCCGGTTCGGAAAGACTGGATGGTGGCGGACGCAGTCGCGCGAAACCGGTCTCGATGACCCGTTTATCAGGGCGAAATACAGGGCAGAATCGAAAAATACTCGGAAAGTGCGGCCAGATTGCTCGACTTGCCCAGTGTTTATGCGGGTTTCTCGCGAAAAATGAGCCGCGGAATTAACAGGCCGAGAAACCAAGGAAACAGGACAACTCCCCAAGATAACAGGTCGAAAACAGGCGAGCGCGATGCCACAATTGCTTCGAATACCAGTATTGACATTCAAATATGAAAAATAGTATTTGAGTTCGATCTTGGGCGCCGCGGGCATGCAGTACAGGGAATTTGAAGAAGTATTGATCCAGATGCTTGGGATCAACGAAGCCGGCTTGGGAGCATTCCGCGGAAGGCTTCGGCATCTAAGGAACTTAGGGATTCCGAACGTTCCGAAACGCGGATCGGGAAATGCCGTCTCCTACAAAAAGGAGGATCTCTTCACGACCTTAATTGCCTTGACCCTTCAAACGCTTGGATCTGCGCCGGTGGTCTCTGCGATCCTAGCAAGAAAAGCGGCCGGGCACATTTACTTGCTCGGAGGGGTGAAGGAAGTGTTCCTGATAGTTGGCAACTTCCCGGACCCGGCGCCGGGCAACATAGAAGACATTCCAGGCATCGAGCCTGGAGTTCTAGGGTTTAGCTGGATCAAGAACCAGTTTGGCGGGGACACCTATTCGTGCGTCGTACTCGGCGCCGCCGAGGCTGGGAAGATCGTGACCAGTACGAAAACCATTGCGTGCTCGGTGATCAACCTTTCAGAACGATTCAAAAAACTGCCAGAGGACGCGTAATTATTTTTGACCAGCAAACACCATTTTTGACATTCCACGAGACGGCAGAGGCATTGTTTGAGGAAGATGCGAGCGACAATTACGTATAAGAGCCCAGCAGATCTGAAGCTGCGTACAAACAACCCGCGAACTCACACCAAGAGGCAGATCGAGCAGATTGGAGCCAGCATCAAAGAGTTTGGATTTTTCAATCCGATTTTGATCGACGGCTGCGATGGAATCATAGCCGGTCACGGCAGGGTCGAGGCCGCCAAGTTGATTGGAATGACGGATGTCCCGGTCATTCGGGTTGATCATCTCACACCGGCTCAGGTCCGGGCATATGTGATTGCCGATAACAAGCTTGCCGAGAATGCAGGATGGGACCGTGCGCTGTTGGCACTTGAGCTGCGGGAGCTCTCTGTCGACTTGAATTTCGATGTCACGATCACCGGCTTTGAGACCGCTGAAATCGACTTGCTCATTGAAGACTTGGACCAGCACAAGCCGGACGAGACGGATGCAGTACCGGAACTCGATCGCACGGCGCCCGCGATTTCTCGCCCGGGTGATCTCTGGAGAATCGGCAACCACCGTCTGCTTTGCGGGGATGCACTGAACAAAAGCGACTATGACAAACTTCTTGGCTCGACAAGGGCCCAGATGATCTTCACTGACCCTCCCTACAACGTCGCCATCGCCGGGAACGTATCTGGCTTGGGAAAAACGAAGCATCGCGAGTTCGCGATGGCATCCGGCGAAATGAGTCCTGACGCGTTCACTA